TTGTGCCTAAGCCTCCGCGTGCTGCTGAATATTGGATCGCTGCTATTGACTATGGCGCAGTCAATCCATTTGCTTGCTTGCTCATTGGCGTCTCAACTGGACGATATACGCAATCAGGGAAAATGATGTGGGTAGAGAAAGAGTATTATTGGGATCCGGTGAAGAAGGAGAGGCAACAGACCAATAGTGAGTTTGCGAACGATGTGCAAACCTTTTTGCAAGACTATGACGTTAAACAGATTTACATAGACCCGTCAGCAGCAGCATTCAAGACAGAATTGCGTAGGCGTGGTTTGCACCCCGTTGATGCCAATAATGAAGTGTTAGACGGCATAACTATGATGACTACCGAAATGAAGCGTGGTACACTCGTAGTTTGTTCAGAATGCACCAATACCATTCGAGAGATAGAAAGCTATGTGTGGGACAATAAAGCTGCAGAGAAGGGCTGGGATGAGCCATTAAAGAAGAATGATCACGCAATCGATGCTCTACGCTATGCAATTGCTACTCATAAAGTCAATATCTATGAACCCTACAAAGACCAAAAGCTTAATGAAAAGTGGTCTATGCAGGGGATTAATACATTTGAAGCTAATCGTGATCCTATGAGGGGTCATCGTCGTTCTTTTTAGTTTTCAGGGGAGTTATGAAAGTCTGAATTACTCTAAGAGGATGATTCTCTAATTCTATTCCCTGTGCCTGAGCGTATGAATAACTAGCACTGCAATATGCGAAGAACTTCCTTAGCGTTTCTAGACTAATCTTCCTTACATTATTTCCAGATTTAGCACCTCGATAGACATCTTTATCATATAATTGTTTAGCTAAGTTCTTCCAATCATCGAAAGACATATCCGAGGCGAATTTTTTAGAGTCAATCAATTCAAAGAGGGTTTGTTTGACATTCTTAATATCGTTATATGTTCGTTTATTTGTGTCTGCTATCGATTCTAACTTCATTTCAAATATAGATTCTATAGGGATAGTGTGAGCCAAAGGAACCTCGAAATTATCGATATTGTCTATGAGAGATTCTTTCCATTTAACATACAGTTCAGCATCTTCTTTCTTAGAAAAAGATTTGTGTATTTCTACTCCTTTTCTTTTAATAGAAATATGGTATTTCTCATCTTTGTTTTTAGTAATTCTAGTTCTAATGTGAGCCATTTTATGCCAACCTTTTCTTAAGTTCATTCTTCCATACTAAAAAAGATCCTTCTTCCAAGCTAAGTGGAAGATGGAATTCAATCTCATTATCTCTAAGATAATTTTCTATAAATTCATCCGCGTGGAGATCATGATATGGTTTATAACCGATAAGATCAGCCCTAACGATTCTTGACTCAATTATTTTATCGAAGGCGCATTGGACATGTTTTTCTAATTCATCCAATCCTTTGAAACTATCTATTCGTTCAAGATATTCATTTTCACTAATCAATCCTGTAAAATTTGCTAAGCGTTTATAGTTGTCGACAATATCAATGATTTTGCAGTTAGATTTCCCATCAGCAATCCTTAGCCCCCTACCAATCATTTGAATAAATAGGCTTCTACTTCTAGTGGGTCTTGCCAAAAGTATTCCATTAATGCTAGGTTCATCGAAACCCTCCGTTAGAACCTTACAATTGGTGATAACTTGAATTTTTCCTTGTCTAAAACCAGATATTATCGAAGAACGTTGCAATCTGTTCATCTTACCATCGATATGACGAGCAACAATTCCTTTGTCGTTTAGAAGTGCTTCCATTTGCTTGCTATGTTCAATATTTATGCAAAAAACAAGCGTCTTTCTACCTTGTAGTTGCTCCCTACAAACATCGACTATCAAGTCATTCCTAGCTTTAGTACCAAGTTTTTTATATAGCTGGCTAATACTAAAATCACCATTGTGATCATCTATATCGCTTAAATCTATCTTGGTTTTCATAGAATAACCTTCTATTTCGCAAAGATATTTGCTTTTGATGAGTTCCTGAATGGTTATCTTGAAAGAACAAATATTTAATATTTCTTGAATGAATTGACCATCTAATCGATCAGGTGTGGCAGTGACACCAAGTATTTTAGAGCAATTGCATTTGTTAATTAGCCTCTGATAAGAAGGCGAGTAGCTATGATGAGCTTCATCAATGATAAGCAAATCAAATTTAGTCTTTGATAACTTATCAATATATTTGCTTGTGCAACTATTTATGATAGCTATGTGGACTTTCTTTGGACTTTCACAAAATCTATTGCCTTGTCTAGATATTTCGGAATGATGATAAAAAAGCAATGCATTCTCATATACTTGTGTGAGCAGTTCAATTGAAGGTACAATGATTAGAATGTTACCCTTAATTTTCTTGGCATAACTAAAGAATGTAAATGTTTTTCCTGAACCTGTGGGCATTTCTACATATTGTCTGTCACTGCTTTTAAATACATGTTCAATGCAAGAAATAGCTTCTTTTTGATAATCTCTTAACTTCATAATCCCTCATTAACATTCGTTATCGAATATGATAGAGGGATTAGTATTTAAGTTAAATCACTTTCTTGTGCTATTAATTTCTTTGTTGTATCGTCTTTAATTTAAGTCACATATGATAAAGGCCAATTCATGACCTTCTTTTTTCCGCCTTGGAATAATGCGCTTGAGCCTTCACAAGGCAACGTGCGTCAATGGTTAGATAATCTGTATAGCAAATTTCAGCCCATCGAGCAATCACGCTGGAATCAGTCGAACATTGATACGATGTTTTATGCTGGCGCTCAAGACTATGTGAACCGATATTTTAATTTCACTCCTAGGGGCGGCTCACAGTTCTATTTCAACGTATCTCAGCAGCCGATTAACATGGTTACTGGCTATGAGAGACAGCATAGAAAGAACTTTTCCTATGTCCCAACTGAGGGTGCTGATGCTAAAACTACAGATCAATACACCAAGTTAATAACGACCGTTGCGAATAAGGGCGATATCCACGAGCAAAAGAGCAAAGCTAAGGAATTAGCAGCGGTTGCTGGTATGTGTCTCATGCAACCTTACCTTGATTATACTAGTGAAGATCAGGCTCAAGGGGAATTGAAGGTTAAAATATGGGAATACAACTCATTCTTAGTCGACCCTTATTTTAGATCACCCGACATGTCCGATGCTCAATTTGTTTGGTGTCAAGAGTATATATCCAAACGAGAAGCTGAAGACAGATTCCCCGACAAAGTTAGTCAAATCCAACCCATGGCGGGCACGCCGCAAAGATATGGTAGCTTTTATTTTTTGCCAGAAAACTACAACATGGCTAGAAATGACCTCATGGTCTTATCTTATGTGTGGTATAAGTGGAAAGGTAAGAAGAAACGACTATATAGCCGCAAGCGGAACCAGTTTTTTGATTTCGCTCAAGGAATGGAAAACTTAGAGCAAGTGCTTTATAACATACCCGATCTAGAGCTTGTAACGGTTGATGTCCCTATATGGAAATTAGCTGTTGTTTTAAACGATCAGCTCATGTTTCAAGGAGAAAACCCTCTTGGTTTTAATGGTTGTCCATTTATTCCATACTTTTGGAACTACGAGCCTCATATCAACCATTATGATCTGCGTGTACGATCTTTGATGCGCACTATGCGCGATTCTCAGTTTCTATTTAACCATAAGGTGAGAACAAACAACGATATTACTGAAGCTACAATCAATTCCGGATGGAAGCGTAAGATTGGAGCGGTCGCCAACGAGGATAACCTAAAGAAAACTGGCCAGGGTTGGGACGTTATCGTCAATGATGGCTATGAAATGACAGACGTTGAGAAGATTATTCCTTCTGGAGTTCCTGAAAGCGATCTTGCATTAGCTGAGCAATTATCTAGCCTGATCTTCAAAACAAGCGGTATAGACTTAGAAAACTGGTCTGGACAGCAAGACAAACAAACATCTAGCCTTACAGCTCTCATTAAGCAAGCTGCTAACTTGATGGTATTACAGAAATACTTCGATCAATGGGATTATGCGGACAAATTATTAGGTGATAGGTTACTTCAAATCTCATTAAACAATTGGAATGCTGCAAAAGTCGGTCTTTACATCGGCGAAGAGCCGACTCCTTTCTTCCATAGCAAGATTTTTAGTAAGTATCAAGTAGTCGTCGAAGAAGCTGATCTAACACCAACTCAGCAGAATCTACAAGCTCAACAAATGCTTGATGTCAATCAAATGTTTGGTCGTGAAGTGTTCCCAGCTTCCATGATTATTCCTAAGCTCAATATCACTGGTAAGGGTGAGATTATCCCATATCTACAGCAACAAGAGCAACAACAGGCAGCAGTACAGGCAGAGGCAACGAATTTGCAGCATACCGTCGAAGAAATGAAGCTCAAGGAATTGATGGCTAAGATTCATAATCAGCTTTCACAGGCGCGTGAGAGAGATTCTAGAAGCGAGTCCAATGTGGGTCTATTCGAAGAAAGAATGAGTATGATCAGTAAGAATCACGCATTAGCTTCTAAAGAGAAAATGGCGGCATTGGCGCAACTATTAGAGACTATCCAGAAATTCGGTGAAGTAGAGACATTCCTTCAATCCAATAATCTAGAATCAATCAAGATGGATGAAGAAGATCAAGAGAAGGAACAGAGACAAGCAGTTGAAAGGCAAGAAGCTTCTAAGCGATTTATCGAGCAGATTATGGGAAGCGAGCCAAGTCAACAGCAACAACCACAAATGGCAGGTATGCAATGAGAGAAGAAACGGACGATGAAGTAATTTTTAGAATACCAAAAGAAGTTAGTGAAAAGACGGCCCTTAAACTAAAAAAAAATCGAGACATTAGAGAAGAATTTGCGAGTTTCGTGCATTTATGGGCCGATAAACATAATCTTCCTTACGAAGCAGTTATTGCTTTGAATTTTCTTATGTGCGGATATATAGATACTAGGAAAGTAGAGGAATAAATGTTTGATTTTTCTGTGAAGTAAATACAGAGAATGTTATAAACAAAGTTCAACCTAAATAGGTAAAATAGAGGTAGTTATGGCAGGCGGACAAAGAATTGATGATCATTCCTTTTGGGCAGGTTCCAAGGGAAAAGATTCAGTATTTCCTGATGGACCACACAAGACAAAAGACTATTCTTCAGCTGAAGGATCAGGCCACGTAGCTTATTATGAAGATACCACTGAGGCTATCAAGAAAGTCCAGATGGATTCTAATAAGAAAGTGAAGAGCCATCCAATGAAGACGAGTCATTTTCATTAATATATTGTAGATCATGTCGAGGGTATTCTCGTAATGGTCTACATATCATTTGAGGTCACATGAAGAGCACCAAGACTATACAGTCGTATAAAAATACAGCTGCAGAGAAGAATCGATCTACCCTTAAGAATACTAAGGATGGCTTCGAAGATCCCGCACGTATTAAATTCCAAAATAAAGAATGTCAGCCAGAAGATGGTGTTAAATCTCCATGGGACTTTCGGTGCCCTCAATATGATCAACGCTCATCCAACTTCATCAATGCTGGCACACATTATGGTGTAGGCATTAATCAGCCAATTGGTCATGAAGGCAATCCAAAATCTGAAGTGCCTGCCTTACCTAGAACTAGAAGAAATACACTTCAAGATGATGACCTAGGATGAAAATCCCCAAGACTAAGCACAAACAAGCCCATACTGACAATGTTAAGATGGGCATGGGTGATTATTATGGAACGGGTCTTAATGCTAAGATTGGCAAGATTCGTGATGTCACAGGCTATAATGAGATTTCTAAAGCAAAACTTAAGAAGCCTCCAAAGTCTCTAGCTTAAATAGCTTTCTATTCATTCTCTTAAACTGAATCAATTCCTCTAGAATTCGCTTACATTTCTCTTCAGGCAAATCCTCAGGGTCTTTAAACTCTAGATTCTTTCGGTTATTAAGATATTGATCAATGCACCAATTGACTATCTCATGCTCTACAACGTTTCCTTCTTTGTATTGACCCCAGAACTCAGTTGCGGGAATAATCCATATGGTCTCAAGTATATCTGTATGGGAATGCGCTCTGAAAAGATAGGAGTTAGTTTCCGCCTTTGGTTTTTCTAACCTCGGTTGCCAGTATAATACTTTGTCAACGCCATTGTCAGCAGTACGAGCATGACCAAAAATATATACATAGGGGCTCCTATCTTGATAGAAAAGAGAATCAAAGTTCTTTTTTAGACAATCTTCAGCGCCTTGATTAACATTAGCCTCTTGGTCTTTCTTAAAATGTAATAGCCTGTCATGTGCTTCAAGTATATTAACTTTCATGTAACCTCCTACTGCTAAATACATTATATAATTTATTTCAAGAAAAAAAGCGATAGACAAATGGAAATATTGAGAATAGATTTCAGGAGACCCTAATCCATAGGAGGGTGTGTATGTGTAAAGATAATAA